CACTTGTGCCTTACAGAGCACAGGTGATTATCCCTCATACAGAGCCGGATCAACTTCGCGCGGGTGATACCTGGCAGTGGGTGCGCAAGCTCGCAGAGTATCCAGCGACCGGCTGGGTGCTGCACTACTATCTCCGCGCCGTCACCGCGACCGCAGGCACGCTCACCCTTGACATCACCGGCACACCGGACGGCAATGACCACACCATCTCCGTCGCTGCATCTGCTACCGCCATACTCGCCGCCGGCGAATGGAGCTGGCAGGCTGCCGTGCGCGATACAGCGACCGGAAACATCCGCATCACGCTGGACACTGGCACACTCACCATCCTGCGCGATCTGGAGACCGAGACCGGCAATGTGGACACGCGCAGCTTTGCCCGGCGGATGTATGACGCGATCTGCGCCATGCTGGAAAACCGCGCCACCCGCATGGAGAAGCAGTACACCATCAGCGGTCGCATGTTGGAGCACCTTGACCCCGACAAGTTGGAGACGTGGAAAAACTACTACGCCGCGCTGGTGCACAAAGAGGAGGTGGACTCCGGCCAGAAGAGCCAGAAATCCGCCAGCATCAACGTTCGTTTCGGCCCAGCCATGCCGTTGGCGCGCCTGCCCTTTTACCCACTGGATCTGGAGTAGCCGATGCCGGAAGAGAAATTCAAAGCGTCCTACCGATTCAAACCTACGCTGGTGGACCGCGCGGCTAACGCCTTCGGATATATCCGCCGATCGCGCCTGCTGGAAGCCCGCACCGCCTTCCAGGCAGCGCATTACAGCCGCCTGAACTCTGACTGGATCACTTCACGCCTCAGTGGTGACCAGGAACTGCGTATGTCGCTCGGCATCATGCGCCGGCGCTCGCGCAACCTTGCCAACAACAACGATTATGTCTCCGGCCTGCTGACCTGGCTGCGCAACAACGTCATGGGGCCGAACGGCATCACGCTCCAGATGCGCGTGGAGAAGGCTGATGGTGAGCTGAACGACAAGGTCAACACGCTCATTGAAAAAGCCTTCACCGAGTGGGGCAAAAAGGCCAACTGCTGCATCAATGGCCGCATGACGTGGATGGATGTGCAATGGCTCTTTCTGCGCTCGCTGGTGCAGGATGGCGAGGTTTTTGTGCTCAAGCATCCGGGCTACGCGAAATCGGCGTACAAGTTCGCGCTGCAGTTCATTGATCCTGACCAGGTAGACCACACCCTGAACAAGCCGCGCGGTTTGGGCGTCGTCACCACGGCCACCGGGCTCATCAATACCAACAACGAAGTACGCCTGGGCGTAGAGGTCGATGAAGACTTCCGCGCCGTTGCCTACTACGTGCTCACCAGGCATCCGTCAGAAGGCGGCATCCGCGAATACATCCGCGTGCCGGCGGAGAACATGATTCACGCCTACCTCTTCCGCCGCATCAACGATACTCGCGGCGTGCCGTGGATCCACACTGCCGCGGAGCGCTTGTACCAGCTTGGCCGCTATGAGGAAGCGGAGCTGGTGGCCGCGCGCATCTCCGCCGCGAAGATGGGCTTCTTCATCTCCAAGACCGGCGAAGATATGGTCACAGAGAAAAAGAAGGACGGCAGTCTGGAGATCACCGTCGAGCCGGGCAGCTTCCAACAGCTCCCCGAGGGGCAGGACTTCAAGGCATGGGACCCGCAGCACCCCAATATCGCGCTGAAGGACTTTATCAAGGTCATGCTCCGCGCCATCGCCGTCGGCGTCGGCATGAGCTACAACACGCTTGCTGGTGACTATGAATCCGTCAACTTCTCTTCCCTGCGTGCCGCCAAGCTCGATGAGCGCGAGCTGTGCAAGGCCATCCAGCGCTTCGCCATCGATCACTTCCACACCGATGTAATCGATGCCTGGGGGCCGATGGCGCTCACCAGCGGCACGCTCAAGCTGCCCAAACTGGCATGGTCTGACTACAACCTGCCCAACTGGCGTCCGCGCGGCTGGCCCTGGGTCGATCCGCTCAAGGATGCGCAGGCCAACATCCTGCAGCTGATGAATAACACGGACACGCTGGAAAACATCTGCGCCGAATCCGGCGACGACTGGGAGCACGTGCTGCGCCAGCGCGCCAAGGAGATCAAGGTGGTCAAGGCGCTTGGTCTGGATACCATGCTGAACCCCACCAAGCCGAAGGCACCTGGCAGCGGCTCGCAGCCCGACGGCGATCTGGCGGAAGAGGGCAAAGACGGCGACACCACGAACGAAGACGATGCCGATGCGGAAGCGGATGCCGGAAACAAGAAGGAATAGGAGATCCACACCATGGCCGCGACCGGATATACCACAGTAAGCGCAGCCAATCTCACGGATGCCAGCGGCGCCATCATCAAGCGTGCGCTGATCCGCTTCGCGCCCACGCTGACCAGCGGCCAGCCCACGGCGTTCTGCGTCAATAGAGCTGGCCAGGCCAGCAAGAAGCCGATCGATACGCAGGTGCTCAACGGTGCCTTCTCGGTCGATCTGGCGGACACTACCCTGACCTCTCCAGTCAATATCTGCTACTGCGTCAGCGTGCTCGCCGGCGAAAAGAACGAGCTGATCCTCGGCGGCCCAGGGAGCGGCTACGACAAATTTCAGCCCACCGGATCCGCGGTCAGCTTTGATACCTTTCAGCCACAACTCACCTCGCTGCCAACGGGCAATGTCATCACCGGCCCAAAGGGCGACACTGGCGATGCCGGTGCCGCTGGTGCTCAGGGTCCAGCGGGCGCAACGGGTGCCGCTGGTGCGCCCGGGGCAGCAGGCACGCCCGCCACGCCCAACACGGCCACCGCACCGCTTACGATTGCTGGCAATAACATTGCCCTCGCAAAGTCTACGGCGGGTGTGGACGGATACCTTGCGGCGGCAGATTTCACGGCCTTCGCCGCGAAGCAGGCCGCGCTCGGGTATACGCCGCTCAATCCGGCAAACAATCTGTCGGATGTTGCCGTAGCTGCAGCGGCTCGCACAAACCTCGGGCTTGGAACGCTAGCTGTAGCCAATGCCGCAGCGCCACCCGCTATCGGCACCACTACGCCCGCTGCTGGCGTGTTTACATCGCTGGTGGCTAGTTCTCTGACCGTTTCAAGCATCAGCACTGCCGATAACGATCCGCTAACAGTTTTTGACAACACGCTTGCGATTGGATCACAGATCGGGTTCGGAACAGGTTACTCGGGCACAGCAGGAAACGCAACATACTATTTGTGGTGGCATACGGGAAACAATAGCGGATTTGGATCACTCGAGACTTTTTCAAATAGTTCCCCATTGCGCATTGCAAGTTCGTACGCGGTAAGTTCCGGCCCCTTGATTGTAGATAGCGGTGATGCAAACGGTTCTATTGCTCCTGCGCCGGCTGCGGGTATTGCGCTCCAAATAAATGCCGCAAACCATACAGCGGTTGCCACGGTTTCTACTACCGGGGTTGCATCTTTCTCAAACATGCGTTCCATCTACACCGGCAGCGTCTCGCTCACCGGATCTACTCTGGCCGCAGTCGGCAACTACGACACCGCCAGCGTCGCCATCGCCTCCGTAATGGTAGGTTGCATCTGCATTCCGAGCTACGCGGATGGCAGCAAGATCGAGGCCGGGGTCAAGCTCGAAGCGCGATGCGCGGTCGCGGGCACAGTCATCATCGAACGCACTGCGCTGATCGTGGGCGCGGTTACATCCACTAAAACAGTCAACGTTCGCGTCATTCTCTAGGAGGCAGTTGGTGATGCAAAGCTACATCACCCTGCTCGCGCATCCTGATACTTCTGACCTGCTGGCCGGTACAACAATTATCTAAAAATAGTTGTTGACGGATTTTGCGGGTTGGCCTTATAGAGTCTTTGCCACACCGAGACTCTATGGCTACCGCGACCATCATCCCGAATCCTGAAGCACCCATCCGGCGCGCACTTGCCCCCGGCGAAAAGCTGGAAGCACAGTACCGCACCGTCTCTGCCGAGATTGTGCGCGTCAAGCGCGATGCTGCTGATCCTGACAACGATGGCGACATTGACACCATCGAGCTTTCCTTTGCCAGCGATGCAACTGCCGTCGATCGCTGGTGGGGCTTGGAGCGGTTGGTGGTCAGCCGCAAGGCGATGGGCATTGACCGTCTCAACGCCAGCGCGCCCTTCCTGAGCAATCACAACCCAGATGACCAGGTGGGCGTCGTGGTGCCCGGCTCACTGCGCTTCGCCAAAGACAAAGACGGCGTCAACCGCGCCTACGTCAAGGTCATGCGCGGCAACAGCGCGGTCGCAAAGGATGTGTGGCCAGACATTGTCGCCGATCCGAGCATCCGCCCGAACGTCAGCTTCGCCTACATCATCAACGAGATGGTGCTCGCCAAGGCTAGCGACGAAGGCAACGAGTACGACATCACAGATTACGACGTGCTGGAGGTCTCCAGCGTTACCGTTCCCGCCGACTATCAGGTCGGCTATGGCCGCTCCAAAGTGGGCGATGAAAAGTTTCCCCTCGTAGTTCGAGGCGCTGCACCGGCGAAAGCCGAACCTGTAATCCAAACGGAGAGAACAATCATGCCTGAGCCCATTGCCATCACCCCGAGCGCTGAGGAGATTCGCTCCGCAGCCCTTACCGGCGAACGCAGCCGCGTAGCCAACATCCGCACCTACTGCACGGCGGCGCTGCTCGCCCTCGGCGGTCTGGACAATTCCTTTGTCGATCGTTGCGTTGCCGACGGATCCAGCGAAGACGAGACCCGCTCCAAGATGCTCGACGCCATCACCAAGAAGTCTGCCGAGCGCACCGTGCCCACGGCGACTGACATCGGCCTGACCGAACGGGAGAACCAGCGCTATAGCGTTCGCAGTGCGATCCTGCACATGGCTGCGCGGGCTGGTTATCAGGATGTCTCTGCTGTGGACGCTGGGCTGGAACGCGAAGTCAGCGCGACCATCGCCAAGCGCCTCGGCAAAGAGCCCGGTCATGGGGGCATGTACATCCCGTCGCGCATGAAGACGAACGCCGGCACGCCCAACGAACAGTTGCGCGAGGCCATCCGCAGTGAGTTCCGCACCCTGAACGTTGTGGGCGGTGGTTCCGGCGGTGGCTATGGCGTAGGCACCGATTTCATGGCGGAAGATTTCATCGAGCTGCTGCGCAACCAGATGTTTGTCCGCCGCATGGGTGCTCGTGTGCTCTCTGACCTCACCGAGTATCCGGCCTTCCCCAAGCAGCTCAGCGCCGGCACGCTCTACTGGACCACGGAGGCCGCGGCTGCGATCTCTCAGTCCGATCTTTCTCTCGGCCTGATTACCCTCAGCCCGAAGACGGCCATGAGTGGGACCAGCTATACCCGCCAGTTACTCAATCAAAGCTCGCTGGATGTTGAAAGTCTGGTGCGGCAGGACCTTGCTGCCATCACTGCTCTCGGCATCGACCTTGCCTCCATCGCCGGACCGGGCAGCGGGGGCGCCCCCACCGGCATCCTCACTGCCAGCGGCACCAACCTGGAAGCGCTCGGCACCAACGGCGCCATCCCCACCTTCGCCAACCTGGTGGATATGGAGACTGCGTTGCTGCAGAACAACGTTCCCATGACCAACATTGGTTGGATGCTCACGCCGGGGCTCGGTGGCCTCTTCAAAAAGACAGCTCGCCTCGCCAACACCATCGGCGGCGCGGTCTACGAGAACGGCAAGATCATCGACTATCCGGTGGGCGTCACCAACCAGGTGCCCAACGGACTGACCAAGGGCACCAGTTCCTCCTGCCACGCCATGATTCTCGGCGCATGGATCAACCTGATGATCGGCGAGTGGGGAGCGTACGAGCTGGTGGTCGATCCCTTCAGCAAGAAGTACCAGGCCATTATCGAGGTTGCCAGCTTCGCCATGGTGGACATCGCGCTTCGCTATGCACAGGCCTTCACTGTCTGCAAGGACGCACTGATTCAGTAAAGAGATAAACCCCCGCGAAAGGGCCGTCCGGGAGATTGACGGGCGGCCCACTTTAGAACCGCAACACTTTTTTGAGGAGCAAATATGGCCATCGCAGGCATCACCGACGTGCAGCAGTTCAATCGGGATACGGTCGCGGAGAAGCCCGTCCGCGTGGAATTCACCGCTCACACCCATGTTCACGGAAGGCGTGAATTCTTCAAGGGAGAGCGCACGGAAGTCACTCGCTCGCAGGGTATCGATCTCATTGCCAGCGGCAAGGTACGTGTGCTCGGCAAGGGTGAGTCGCTGGACTACACGCTGGACAAGCACACCCTGAAGGTCGCGCATCAGGAAGCGATCGACGGGCAGGCGAAGAAGTAAGTGGCCCAGTTTGGCGCGCAGGACATGGCCGTCTTCTTTGCTGACAGCGGAGTGACGGCCACCATCGGCGGAGTGACCGCGAATGTGAATCTGGTCACCGACGATGAAATGTCCACCATGGACGGGATGCTCAAGGGCGGCGTCGCCAAGCGTGTCCTGATGCTAGAGTGCCCGCGCAACACCTTCGCGGGCGTGAAAGAAAACAGCCCGGTGGTGATCGCCGGATCAGCGGGCGACGACGGCAGCTACACCGCCTACGGCGTCCGGCTTCTCACCGATGGCTTGACGTTGCAGGCGAAATTGAAACGGGCTTGAGAGGGTTGTTATGAGTGGAAGCACCACAGTCCGGCAGCAGGTGATCGACGCGGCGGAAGCAGCGCTGCGCGGCATCGCGCCGAATGTGCTGCCCACCGGGGTCAACGTCTACCGCTCGCCCGCCGGCAATATCTCGGAGTTCATCTCTGGGCTTGAGTTGCCCGACGGCCCCTTCCAGGCCATCATCCTGCGGCCATCCGACGATACCGACGTGGACGAATCCGGCGACTCCATTGGCCGCGATCTGGAGTTGAGCCTCATTGTGGTCACCCAGGGCGCGGACAGCAGCACGGTGCCGCTCGATGTCACGCTCGAATCGCTTCTGCTCTACGCCAACACCACGCTGCTGGTGGACCCAGCCTTCACCGCCATGGTCTCGATGATTCATACCGGCAAGATCGAGTGGGACTTTGAAACCGGAGTGGACTCGACCGCAGCCGCCTGCATGAAGATGCAGGCGCAATACCGCCATGCGCGCAATGACATGACCACGCTGGCTTAGGAATTTTCAGGAGAGACGATGGCAACGACGACCGTAGATCCCGGAACACTGGTCACCCTGCTGCAGAGCTACGTGCATATCCTGCCCAGCGGCGCGCGCGTGGAATACACCTCTGGCAGCAACTACTACATCAAGGATGCCACCCTGCTGGCCACGCTCACCGACGGCGTCAATGGTTACCTCGCCAGCGGCCCTGCGCCAACGCCAGTGGTACCCGCACCCGATGCTCCGGTTACACAGGCTTCGGTTGCTACACCCGCGACGCCTGCTGCCATCACGGCCACGGTCACACAGGCTTCTGTTGCGACTCCTGCTACACCTGGTGCGAGCACGGATACAGTCACGCAGGGTGCTGCTGCTACCACCGCCGCCACCACGGAAGCGGCTGCAACGACCACGGACACGACGACTGCCGCGGATACCACGGCGGCTGCTGCTACAACGGCTGCCGCCACTGCCGATACCGCAACGCCTGCCGCAGCAGCTACAACGGCAACTACCGCTGCCACCGATACCGCAACAACGGCAGTAGCAACCGATACGGCAACAGCAGCGGCGGCGACCACCACGGCAGCCACGACTGGAGGCAACTAAGCCATGGCACGCACTGCAATCCCGATCATGACGTATGGATCGAACGCGTCTCTGGATGTATTCGGTACGGTGGAACAACCGTTCGATCACGCAAACGGCATGAAGTTCCCCAACGACGGAAAAACGATTCTGATCATCGCGAATGATGGCGGCGATTTATTGTCCGATACGATCACCGTCCATAGCGTTTCCGATCCCTATGGCCGCACCGGAGACCTTGTAGCACCAATCAGTGGTAATCCGGTGTCTGACGATGTTGACTTTACAGTGATGGGCCCATTTCCCCCAGCGCTATGGAATCAGACGGATGGCTTTGTCTATCTTGACAACGTCAATGCCCCCGATGTTTCAACCAGCTACATCGCCGCAGTCCGTTTGCCCGGCTAACCAGTTTTTGCAGTAGTAACGAATTTCGCAACACAGGAGAGAGACAATGCCAAGCGCGGCAATCGCAGGTTACAAAGGCAAGCTGCTGATGTCCTTTGACGGAGGCACAACGTACACCGCCTTCGCCGAGATCAAGAAGTGGTCACTGAAGATCACCACCGACCTGGGCGATGCCACCAGCCATGACAGTGGCGGCTTCGCGGCCAAGGTGCCCACCATCGCAGACTGGTCTGCCACCGTCGATGCGCTCTATATCGAAAGCGATACCGTGGCGGAGGCTATCTTCGCGCAGATCGCTGCCGGCACCAGCTTCCTGTGCAAGTTTCAGCCCTCGGGCACGCTGGCCACCAAGACCCAGTACGTCGGCCTGGGCAGCACCAAGGATCTGACCATTGACTCTGATGCGAAGGACCTGGCACAGCGCTCCATCAACATCGAGGGCGCCGGCCCGCTCACCCGCTCCGCGCAGTAAGTTTTCCCCGGTGCATCATCCGAAGGCGCGGCTGCTTGCATTGAGCGCCGCGCCTTCAAACCTTAGGAGTCCACCATGCCCAACCCGTTTCGCGGCGAAGGAACCATCACCCTCTCCGACGGCAAGCCCCGCCTGCTCCGCTTCAACGCCAACTCCATCATCGCGTTGCAGGAAGTGCTCGGGCTAGATCTCGGTGAGATTCCCGCGCTGGCCGCACAGTCCGGCACACAGAAGCTCTTACTCATTCGCGCATTCCTGTGGGCCGGTCTCGCTGCGCATAAGGATGGCGATAAGTTGCTCTCGGTGGAAGACGTTGGCGAGCTGGTTGACATGGATCGCCTGGACCAGATTTACCAGCAGCTTCAGGGCATCTACAGTTCCGCGTTGACGAACCCAACGCCGGGAAAACCAGAGGCCGTAAGCACAAAGCTGTTCCCTGGAGCTGGGCAGACGCTCAGCGCGTAGCTTACGGCCAGCTCGGTTTGAAGCCGGATGAATTTTGGGACTTGACCATCGGAGAGATCAACGCGCTGTGCGAAGGATGCAGCGAGCGCACCAGGATGCGCCGCCACGATATGGCATGGGCACTTGGAAATCTGATGAGCTGCTGGACGAAGGAACCGGTCACCGTGGAGATGTTGCTCAATAAAAAAACCCGGCCGCGCCGCAATCGGAAACAGGAGCAGGCAGCCTTTGATGCATTAGTGCCGCTTGCGGAAGAGCCGGCAAAAGAGGGCAAACATGGCGCGTAGAGAAGTCAAAGTCCAACTGACCGCGGAAGATCAGCTCACCGGCAAGCTGAATTCACTGCAAAACATGCTGGGCGCGATCACCGCTCTCGACGTGGGCGAGAAGATTGCCCAGTGGAGCGAGCAGTTGGTGGAGTTCATCGGTCATCAGATTGAGATGGCTGAAGGCATGGGCAAGCTCAGCGAGAAGACTGGCATCGGCACGGGTGCGCTCTCTGTCTATGCACTCGCCGCGCGCGAGACCAACACCGACCAGGAAGCGCTGAGCAATGGCCTGGTGAAGTTGGCGCGGAACCAGCAGGAAGCAACCGACGGCTCTGCCAAGCAACGCAAGGCCTTTGCCGACCTCGGCATCACCCTCAACGATCTGAAGACGATGTCGCCGGACCAGCTCTTCCAGTTGGTGGCTACAAAACTCGCTGGCGTCGAATCTCCCGCGCTGAAGGCGCAGATAGCCATCAATCTCTTTGGTAAGGCCGGGGCAAACCTCATCCCGGTGATGAATCAGCTTGCCGGAGATGGCTTTGGTGCCCTGGAAGAGAAGGCTCGCCGGCTCGGTGTCTATTTCGGAGCGGACTTCGTGGAGCAGGCCAAGCGGACGCAGGAGAACCTTGCCGATCTGCAGGCCGCTGGACAGGGCATGGCGATGCAGTTCGTGCAGGGGCTACTGCCTGCCGTCAATGGCGTGGCCAGCGCTCTGATGGGGCTGGAAGGCAGCGGGAATGGATTCCGCGGCTTCGGACAGGCTGTCGGGGATCAGATCCTCCAGCTGGCGCATGACTTTGCATTTCTGACCCAGTTCATTGCCAAGGCCGGCGCTGAGTACATGAGCATGGAGGGCCACTTCAACCATGCCGTCTACAGCACGAATATTGCGGTGGGGCAGTCCGGCAGAGACTCAAAAAATAAGCATCTCGCCGATTCGCAGCAGGAGATCGATGCAGGGAGCAACCTGTACGAGCGGGCGAACCGTGATTACGACAACTTTGTAAACACCCTCGGGCGGGCTCAAAAGGAACTTTACGCGCCGCCGAGCGCGGCTGGATCCACGGGAAAACCTCTCCCGGTCACAGGTGGCACCGGCAGCGGGCTCTCCGAAGGCGAGGCAAAAGCCGAGCAGAATGCCCGCGCCGCGATGCAGGAAGCCGCCATCAAGTCACAGCAGGAGATTGCGGCCGCAAGGCTGAAAATCGTCACCGACGCCGCCAAGAACGAGCAGGAGGTAGAAGCGGCGAAGAATGACACGCTCTATGCGCAGGCTGGCGAAAGTCTGCAGCAGTACCTCATGCGCAAGGACCAGCTACTGAAGGAAGCGAACGCGAAAGAAGTAACGGACGCGCTACAGGCTATCTTCGCGCAGGAAGCAGCCAGCAAGAAGGCTATCGCCGAACAACAGGCGTTGGTGGCAAAGTCGAAGGCCGGCGCGGACCGCGACAATGCCACCGCCAAAATCTCAGGCATGCAAGGTGCGGCGGAAAAAGAGCACGCGGATCTCGTCATCCGATTCCAGGACCTGAAGGCCAAAGGCGCGGCTGCGGATGATAAGAACGCCACCGAGCAGTTCAACGCCACCAGGGCCTACTACGAATATCGTGCCGAAAAAGAGGCTGCCCTCCAGCAGCAGATAGACCACGGTGCGGAAGTAGCCATCGCCAACATCAACAAAGAGTATGACGCCGCGGTAGAGGCTCGCAAAAAGACGGACGGTCCCAACGCGAACACCAGCGACCTGACCCAGCAGCGCGATTACAGCATTGCCGGTGCGCAGGCGGGTAACATACAAGAGAAGATCGACCTGCAGGTGAATGCCTACAGCCAGCTCGCCCGCGTGCTGGACAATCAGGTCGCCCAGGGACAGATCACCACGCTGCAACGCGAGCAGGCATTGAACGCCGCCCGCACCCAGGCCGCGCAGAACATGGCCGCGCTGGTGAAGCAGTACCAGCTCTACGCCGATGCCTCCAACGACCCCAAACTACAGCAGCACGCCGCCGATCTGAAGCAGCAGACGGTGGAGATGGGCCAGATGCTGGACCCCAAGCGCGTGCAGCTCGCCGGTGACCTCAACAAATCCTTTGACAGCTTCTTCACCACCATGGCCAGCAGTTCGCAGAACGGTATGAAGAGCTTCACCGCCTTCGCCGACTCCATCGTCGCCGACATCAACCGCATGATCCTCAAAGCCTTTGAGATGCGGACCATTGAGCCGATGATCAACAAGCTGCTAGGGCTCGCAGGTAGCGTGGTTGGTGGCGCGGCCAGCGGCGGCGGTTTGTCTTCCGGGTCATCGCAGACGGCGGTCTACGCCGATGGCGCTGGCCCAACCACGGCACTCGCTGGTGGTGGAAGCTTCAGTGCAAACTCTCCGCTGCTCGTCGGCGAGCGCGGCCCCGAGCTGATGATCCCCGATCACGCCGGCGCGGTGGTCAACAACGACGGCATCAAGAAGCTCGGTATCGGCGGCGGCAGTGAGCGCCCGGTCACCGTCAACGTTCATACCTCGACCTCGCAGCCCGCGCAGGTGCAGCAGTCCTCGCGCGTCTCACCCGATGATATTGTGCTCGACGTGATGGTCCGCGACAAACAAAGCAACGGCCCCATCAGCCAGATGTTCAAGAGCTAACCATGCCGATCTCCGCCACACTTCCGGTTCTCGGCTTCACCCCGCCAGCGTATCCCACGCTCGCCAGCAAGCCGCAGCTGCCCATCCAGCAGAAGTATGTGGATGCAACCATCCGCTCCGCGCCCACTGAGATTGGCTATGAGATCACCCGCGCGCGCAACAACCGCACCCGGCGCGAGTGGACCGTGAAATATGACCTGATGACGGCGGCCGACTTCGCCCTGCTGGAAGACTTTGCCATGAACACCGTGCAGATGGGCGCGGAGATCTTTACCTGGACACACCCGGCCACCGGCGTCACCTACAACGTCCGCTTCAGCGCTGCGCCCGAGTCCGGCACCACCTGGGTCAAGCTCACCGTCGGCTATCAGGTTGCCTTCACCCTGAGGGAGGTCTGATGCAGCGCCTATCGCTTGTCTCTACCGTCGAAAAGTACCGCCTGGCCTCTGGCAATCCATGGTATCTATTGCTCACCGTCAACCCCATGCAGGATGGCGAGCTGCCCATCTACCTGGCGCACGGCACCAATGACGTGACCTGGAATGGCCAACTCTACGAGGCTTATAACTTTGACCTCGAAGTGATTCAGGAGAAGACAGGCTCGCAGCTCCCCAGCGTAGTGCTGAACGTCTCCAACGCGCAACGCAAGCTTGGCGGCCTGCTGGAGCAATACGAGGGGCTGGTGGGTGCCACCTGCACCATTGACGTGGTGCAGTCGCTCGACCCGGACAATGCCATTCTGGAGACGGTCTTTGTCGTCGTCGGCACGGTGGACGATGCCGACGTGGTCACCTTCACCCTGGGCGCTGACAATCCCATGCAGCAGCCGGTGCCACGCTTCATCTACCTGGCCAACGTCTGCCGCCACGTCTTCAACACACCGGCGATGCAGACACGGTTGGACCCCATGGGTCTGCCCTGCAGCTACCTGGGCGCGCTGCTGACCTGCGATAAGACGCTGGAAGGTACCAACGGCTGCAACGCCCACAGCAACTCCATCCGCTTCGGCGGCTTCCCCGGCATCCAGACCAACGGCTACCTCGCAGCGACGAGTGCGACATGATGCAGCGGCACATTCTATTTCTCGACTTCGACGGTGTATTGATGATTCGGCGAGGGAAACGCTACAACGAACCAAGTCCTGTTGCCTTTGCAAATCTGCGAATGCTTTTGGAGGCCGTGCCGACGCTGCAAATCGTCATTTGTAGCTCCTGGCGCCAGCGCTATCCCCTTGATCAACTAAGGACGCTGCTGGCTGGACTTGGAATAGATAGGAGCCGCGTGGTGGATGTGACGCCTAACCATGCGGACAATAATCGTTCGGATGAGATCATGGCATGGCTTGAGGCTAACGAGTGGCAAGGATGGGTTGTGTTCGATGACGGGATATTGAATTTGGAAGACGGAGCGCAAGTGCGCCCCTACTTTCGCACGGGATTACTGGCTGCTCACTGTTACGCCGCCATGCACCGTCTGGGGATGGTAAACACTGAGGTTTATCCATGATCCGCATCGAATACGCCGACCTGCTCAACAAGCCCTTCAAGCGCGGAGGCCGCGGCCCCGCCGAGTATGACTGCTACGGTCTGCTGCGCGAGTGCGCGCGCCGCGCCCATGAGCCGGTGCCGCCGGACTATCCCACGCCCAACCACGACGCTGGCATCGCCTGGGCTATGCTACAGGGCGTACGGAAGGGGTGGGAGAAGCTGGACAGGGTGCAGCCCAACTGCGTTGCCTGGATGCGCATGGACCGCCGCACCGCCACGCACGTCGTCTGGATGCTGGATACTGACTACTTCCTGCACGCGCTGGCAGAGACAAAGTTCCCCACCGTCGAGCGCCTCAGCAACCCGCTATGGCAGAGACGGGTGGTGGGATTCTACCGGTATGCTCCGGTTTGAAGTCTGGCCAGCGCTCAGGCACAATGTTTGCATGTCAAACGATGGCCGTATCCATGTTGCAATTACCGGTGAGCTTTCAGAGCCGCGAATGGTCTTTGCGGAGAAGATTGACGCATCGAGCAACGGGCGGTTCGTAAAATCGGTCACTCTCGATACGCACTATCTTGTCGCCACAAAATTTGATTCATTCAAGGCTAAGAAGGCTGCACGGCTGGGCACGACGGTCATATCGGAGCAAGATTTACTCGGGTACCTGGGTTCAGGAGTATTCCCGGAGACCGCCCTTCCGGAAAAGCCTGTCCATCAGAACCACTTCCCGGAAATAGAGTGGAGCAAGATTTACGATCCAGCGCGGACGTATCTCCTTACCTATATCGATGCGCTCGGTAACGGCTCCATCCGCCGTATCGTCGCAACCGCGGAAGGCAATACAGTTGGCAACCCATCCGTAAGATGGCTCGCTGCATATGATGGCGAGGGCTTCAAAACATGGAGATTCGACCGCATCAAGGAATTAGAAATTATCGAGTAGAAACAAGTATCTGATAGGACTCTACCGCTTCACCGACGGTGGAATCTCGGTGCCGGCCACGCTGGCATAGAAGGCTCGTTGCTCTTCTGCGGTTGGCAGTGGTGCCGCTGCTATGGGTGCCGGAAGACGATCATCGACAATGGCCCAGATCAGACAGCAAACCCAGCCGATCACCGTCCAGCCGAGCAGAACATTGACCAACGTGATTACTCCTCCACGCTGAGCCCGGCGCTGGTGCGCAATCATGCTCGGAAAAAAGTAGAAGAACAGCCCGGCCAGCAATAGCAAAACAACAAATGGTTCCATGCTTGCCCCCTAGTTTGCCGCGCTCTGCACGGGCGCGCTGTCAGTCTTGAGGTCCTTCTGCTCCACCGGTTTGAGTTGCTTAGTTTCGAATTTTCCCTGATCGGGCAGCATCTCTGTTGCTGTGAATTTCACGGAACCGGAGATGCCCGCGAGTTTGAGATCCACGCGAACAAAATAGGTATCGCCAGCTTTCGCGTCAAGGATGACGCCGTTGCCGTGAAAGGTTGAGGTGATTACATGCGTGCCGGGGTCAAGTTGGATGGCCACAACCCGTCCATTGCGCAGTTTCAGAATTGGTGTCTTATCACAAAATACATCCGCGCCCACATGGCCAGCTTCGTAACCACTGAGGCGGTAGAGGTAAACCGTAGCCTTGGTGGGTGACTGTGCAACGGCGGTAAGAGTAGCCGCGAATAGGGCTAAGACGATGAACTTGTGCATGGCCTGACTCCGATTTTAGTTGACGAAAACTCGGCCCTTGCTGCATAGAATCGCGGTGAGCGAGCCGATCAAAGAACACGGCCAGTATATCGAAAGAATCCTGCGTCTGAACCCTTTTGATGAAAAAGATCAGATCCGCGACCTGGTGCCGCTGCACCCCGGCGCCACTGTTTCCGACTACGTCGAGGACCTGAACGGCCCGGATGTAGCCATCGCCTTGCATGGACAGGTGCTCACACCCGAGAAGCAAAACTCCCTCATTCCCAAATCGGGAAGCCAGATCGTTATCACCGCAATTCCCGCTGGTGGTGGCAGTGGCTGGCGCATCATGGCGCAGATCGGCGTGATTGCCGCAGCTGCCGCAGCCACCTACTTCACGTTTGGAGCACTCGGCCCCGCTGGTGCTGGATGGTCTGCCGCTGCCGCACATACCATGGCCGCTGTTGCTGGTGGCCTGATCTCCATCGGCGGTGGCCTGCTGGTGAACGCGCTCTTTGCGCCGTCGGACAAATCCAAGGTAGATACCACCAACTACGGCTGGGGTGGTGGAACCATGACGGCACGGGAGGGCGTCTGCATCCCCGTTGGCGGCGGCCTGATCCGCTTCGCGCCCAACATCATCTCCAGCTATCAGTACGACGCCACCGAGTACCGCAACGGCATGCAAGTGGATGACCAGTACCTCAACCTGCTGGCCAGCTTCGGCCACGGCCCGGCGCGAGCGATCAAGAACATCCAGGTCAACGGCAATGCGATCGAGAACTTCTCCAACATCATTCTCGACAAGCGCATGGGCTTCAACGACCAGCAGCCCGTCAGCTACTTCGGCGACATCATCAACGAGTACCCGCAGAGTGAGGCTCTTACCGTTGCCGGCGGCAAGTTCACCATTACCGGTCACCGCGACGACACCCAGGCGCTGGAGGTGGAGTTTACTTTCCCTGTCGGTCTGTGGGCCGGCCCGAATAACGATTACAGCTACGACCCATGGTCG